GAGAAGAAACAACCGAGGGAGAACTTTATCGTAAGGATGAGTAATGAAGAGGATGACCTCAAGTTGCTTGATCCCTTTATTGATGAGGGAGGCCCCGAGGGGGCGGCTCGTTTTGATTGGGTGGTAAGGAGGATGGCGGGGTTGCGCAAGAGTGCCACAAAGCAAGAGTTGACGGTCGCGAGATGGTTGTACTTTGAGCGGGTTAAATACACCGCCCAAGCGCCCTTTCGCATCTTTACCCCAGATATGGGATATCATTGTTATTTCGCGGATTTCTACATACCCGCGCTTGACTTGATTGTTGAGTTGGATGGTTCGCAACACCGAACCCCGGAGGGTCTTGTGTATGATAGCAATAGAGATGAGGCTTTCGGGCGCATCGGCATTAAGACATTAAGGATTCCCAATAAGCAAGTCTCTAATGGCGAGTTCAAAAAGATAATCCCAATTCCAGATGAGGAGTTCTTAATGCCCAAGCGAATAATCTATGTACCCGAAGGGGTAAGCGGAATAACCAAGGCGGATAAGATAGCGAGGGCGAAGAGAATTCTCGGGCACAATTCTAAATAAAGCCCACGAAAAATAAGGTCGTGTGCTTGGAAATGATAAAAGTAATCACTTACTTTGCACTTGAATTTTTGTAGTGCATTAAGCGCATAACTTAAATTTTTAGGGTTGGTCCTCTGCCTGATAGGTGGAGGACTTTTTTTTATTCCTTTGGGCGGTCTTTCTCCTTCGCCTTGAGGTAAAGGGGGCACTCGTGGCAACGGAGCGGGGTGTAGAACCTCTGAACTTGACCTTGCTTTGCCGCCTCTTGGTCGTTCCTTTGACCTTGGATGATGACTTTCAGGGCATCAAGGGCTTCGTCGGAATCTCCGGCGTTGTTGATGATCTCGTTGAGCTTCTGCTTTTGCGCCTTGGGGTCGGTGTAGTCCACGAACCCTTTCTTCTGGGCGGTCTCCACCATCTTCGTCTGGCTCTCGGTCGTGGTGTTGGTTGCGCCTTGGGCGCTTCGCTTGCCGTCCTCGAAGGCTTCAAGCCTTGCGTCTTGCAAGAGTTGGTCTCGGTAGTATTCGAGGCGTTTGATTTCCTTCTCCACCTTGTCCGAGTTCTTCCAAGTGGAGACATATTGCTTGAAGAGTTTCGGTTGTTTGGTGATTGCCTCGTCCGTCCAGAAGGCGGCGGCTTGGAAGAGTTTGCTCCAATTGGTCTCTACTCCGAAGACATAGAGGGAGAGGGCGGAGGTTTCCCACGGGAGGAGGTCTTTACCTCCGAGGCTTAAGTTATACGATGCTGGTCTTGCCATATAAGGTTTACTCTATCGGTAATGGTTCGTAATGGTATTCTGCGTAGCAGAGACACCTTGCGTGGGGAGGTGTCCACCCCTCGGTGATGGGAATGGGGACATTGCACATCTCATCGCAGACTCCGCAGTCATAGGTGCTTCCTCTGCGAAGGATGTAGTAGGTCGCGCCCTGTGCGCTCTCGTCGAGCCACTCGGCATAGCGCGAGGCTTGGACTATGAGGTTCTGCCCGATGAGAGCGAGTTGCTCGGAGATGTCCTTCGCGTAGCCCGCACCCCAGGCGAGAAGGTCTCTCGGCACGGTATTCCATTGTGGGCAGAGATAGGGGTTGGAGAGGTATCGGCCAATCATTATTCGGGTGTAGTCCTTCGTCCACTCGTTAGCGGCGGCTACTCCTATCCACGCGGTGAGGAGGTCAAGTAGGTGCGTCCCCGCCATATCGAAACTCTCTACCACACTATCGTTGTAGATATTTTTCCATACCGCCTCTTCATCCACGGTATCCCCGAGGTTCACGATGGTGGTGAGGTAGCGCTTTTCGGCTTGCTCGGCACACTCATCAGAGAGTTGGATGCAATCGTCATAGGCGGCTACCATCAAGTCTTCGTTGATCTCGAAGGAGAAGCCCTTCTCCTTGTGGAAAGGCCACGCGAGGGCAAGCAAGGACGCGAGGTGGGCATCAAAGAGCCTTCTCGCATCCCGCTTGTACTCTGCGGTTTCTCGGACGAGTGTTTCTTGCTTGAGCATTATTTAGTTGCGGCGGCGGCTGCCCTGGCGCGGTTAACGGGGTTGTTCGTTTGAGGGTCGGTCACTTGTTGAGCCCCAAGGAGCTCATCGTGCGCCTCTTGGAGAAGGCGGTTAACCTCATCGGGAGACGAGTAGCCGATATTGTAAGCGAGTTCGGTAGCAGTCTTGCGAGACATCGCACCGGCGGCAACGAGTTGTTGGATGCCCGCGATGACATCGTTCTCGCTCATAAAGATGAACGGCTCGAGGTAGCACTTGACCTTGAGATTCTCTGCATCGGATACTTTGTCTTTTTCAAGGAAGTAGCCGAACTTGAAGAGGCGGGCGATCTTGTTAATGAAGGCTTGATACTCCATTGAGTCGGAGAGCGCCTTCATATAGGAGTCCGCGTAGAGCATCTTGACGGTGCGCGAGGAGATATCGGTTCCCGACTTGACTTCGGGGGTTTCCACCACGAAAGAGCCGCGAAGGATTTCCTTCTTCATTATCTCGAGTTGCTTTGCGAAAGCGCCGTCCGCTCCCTCTGCGGGCTCGAGGAAGCCGACCTTCGCGTTCGGGTCGATGGAGTCGATGCGGCTCGGTGTCCCGTCCACATTGGTCATTACCTCCATCTCCGCGCCGAGGGTGTAAAGGATGCGGAGGGCATAAGCGGAGTTGTTCTCCGCGAATTGAGAGAGTGCCACCTCGAAACCGTCGATGAGGCTCTGGGAGCCAGACCATACGGGTCCCCAATCACTTCGGTGATAGGCCACCGGACACTCGGGGAAGCCGTGAGGCTTGGGTTTTCTTTCCATCGTCCAAGTCTCCGAGTCTTCAGCCTTGATGTAGGTGACGAAATGGGTGGAGTCGATGACATCCAGATAAGTGTGGTCTTTCCCCGCCCAATCGGTCTGGTGGTAAAGTCTTCCGAGAAGGGTCATATCACCCGTGAGGGTGTCATAGTGCGGGTAGAGGACATCTCCCTTGTCGTAGGAGAAAGACCTCCATCTGACCTTATTGCCCTCCATATAGACATAGACGGCTGTGTCCGCGAGCTTGAAATCGGTGTCGATGGTGTTGTTGATCGCCACCTCCATATCCTTGTCCTCCCAACCTTCGCGGAAGAATGCGAGTTGGTCAATGGCCTTCTTGTTGGTCGCCCCGGAGATGAGGCGCATACCCACATTGTTGCCTAATAGGGCTTCTTTTCGTTGGAGATGGATGAATTGTTGGAGAGCGACGGCCATACGCGAACGCACCTTCGCTTGATAAGCACCCGTTTGATTGTTGATGAACAAGGTGTTGGGGTAATACTTCAAAGAGTTGATCTTGTGCGAGGATGGGTAGTATTGCCTGATGAAATCATCTTGGGTGTACTCTTCCCATTGTAGATTGCTTACGGGGACGGAGGTGACAGTAGGAGTAGAGGGTATGGGTGTGCTCCCTGCGCCTAAAGAGGGGATGGGAACTGTAAAAGGTAGTTTCCTCAATATCTCTTCTGGCTTCATCGAACCTTTGTGCGGGTCTTGGCGTTGTCTGCGCGGTCTATGGCATAGATGAGCGCCTCTATCCAGTCGGGCGAGTGTCCGATGATGTCTTTCATCGTGGTTTTCTTAATGAGTTCACGGGGGCTCTCATCCTCAATCCACTTAAGGACCAACCTTTCCTCCATAAGTTTCTCGCGGACGGAGAAGGGCATCCTCTTGTCGGTGAAGGTTCTCCTTGCCACCGCCTCATCAATAGACATTTTTCCCGATTGAAAGGCATTGATAAGGATGCCTGCGACCTCGCTCTTTCGGTTGCGATAAGCCACCTTGTCATTGGGAGTTCCTCGGTTGGAGAAAGCGTGGCACTTTTGGAGCCCAGGGTGTTCGGTAGCCTTGATGATTACCCCAACGCCATCTCCATCGTATGCAAAATTCTCCCAGGGGATGTCATTGCGTTGGATGAAATCGCATAAGATATCCGGGAGGGTCTCGGTCGTGACGCCTTTTCGGGCTTCTACATCTATGATGTGGTAGCCGTCAAGAGCCCAAAGGACGAACCAGTCTCCCTTGAAAGCGATGTCTCCCCCTCCGACGCGGAT